CTTGCCTATCAAATGATAGTTTTAAATATTTCACAAGCTTGCTTCCAACTCTCTCAAAAAAACATGGAAGAAAACTATGCACACATAACATTGTACCAGCTTTAAGGCAAATTAGACCACGGCTTAATGCAAATTTCATATGACCGTAATATGTCATGTTATTCCGGTCAAGATGATTTTGTGCTTTTTGAATTAATTTCTTCATTTTGTCACTTATCACCAACTCTTGCAAGCCCAAAAACGGGCTTTCCAGCGTGGTCCAGGATTATCACAATTATGTCTAGCCCTAAAGCTTTTACGTCGCTCTGGAATATTCTTCTTAATTTTACTGTCAGGATCTCCGAAGTTTACCTTAACAACATTACCCTTTTCATTCTTAACGTAGACGCTAAACTTCTTTGGTCCTTTTGGAGTTCTGAATGGCTTATTAAGAGTTACTGTTTTTCCTTGATACTTGGATGCCTTGCCAACGTATCTTAAAATTTTTCCGTTTTTCCTATAGACACCCTTCCGGTTGTACGTATAAACTTCTCCACTCATTGGGTCTTCGTACTTAAATTCGGAATCTGCATACTCGCTATCGTACTTTCCAGGCCCATAGTACTTAACAAAGTCATAGACATTTTGAACATATATTTCAGCTTTTGAAATCATGTCCTTTGTCCAATCCTCAAATTCAACGGTTGGTATCTTTGAAATTACTTCCATAAGCTGATCATGCATTTTTTGTATTTGCTCTCTAGCCATTTCGCTGCCATCTCCAGATTGAGCTTTTTTCCAAGCGTCTTTGTCTGGTCTGTCTGGATCTCCAGGTTTTGCTGGTTTATAATTCTTTCCTTCTCGTTCTTTCTTTTTACGAATATTTTCCCAAAGACCTGGGCGATCAGCGGCAAAATTCCACTCCTCTGTTGCTTCGCCAAAATCTTCATATTCGTCTTCTGATGGAACGTAAAAATTTTCTTCTGTTATTTCTTCCTCATACCCATACGCTTCCATTTGCATTTGAAAATCGGCGGCTTCAACGCACCCACAATCCGCAGTCGCTCGCTGTATACATATAGCTACCCTCTGCTTTTCGTCTGGGTATTCTTTCTTCATCGTTTCATCGCTCATACATCGTGAAACAAATGAGTCTTTATTTTCTTCTTTTCCTTTATTTGGAAGTGGCATATTTTCTCCTTTATAAAATCTTTTGTTTAGCCATCTCAAGTATATTGTCTATACTTCCAGGCGGAATCTTATCTTTAAAATGTTCGTAAGCACCCTTTATAACTTCATGCTCTGGGTCTTTTGTTAGCTCTAACCATCCCACAAAATAATTCCATATTCTATCTTCAAGTATCAGTGGGTATTTTGCCCCTTCTGGTCTTCCAAATCTATGACACCAGCCAAGTTTTGGCAAACAAATATTTTTCCCACCATTTTGACGAAACTTTTCTGCTATGTAGCCTTCCTCTGCTCCAAATCCTTTGAACAGGTTATTTATACCGGGCCAATTCTTTTTCTCAAAAGAACAAAGGCCCATACCTTGCATTTTTATTTCAAATGGTTCTCCCTTATCATATTTCTCCCTATTCGTCGCCCAAGTGCCGTACATACTACCTCTCCACGTTGGATCAAAGTGTGTTGAGATATTCTTTAAATCATCATAAACCAATGGGCCTTGAACTAAATTTTTACAATCTGGATTATTTAAATAATAGTGTAACAAGGATTCAATTGCCCCTGGCAACAAAAGCACATGACAATCAAGTATCAAAACATATTTTCCTTCTGCATGTTCTATTGTATCATACTTATTAAAAGAACTCAATCTTTTTTCATTCTTGATATATTTTGCGTCTTGGTGATGATTTAAGCTATCCATAAAACTTTTGACAGTTTTTCCATGCGTACTATCAGCATTACCATCTAGTACTATGTACTCAACTTGTCTTGTTTTACAAATATCATTATACATTCTTAAAGCTTGAATAGTAAAGAATACACCGTCAAAATCATCATAAGTAGCCATTGCTACTGTTAGTAGTTTTTCGTTCATTTTTTATTATCCCGGTGCTGAGTAATATCCAATATCAAAACCTTCTCTAGTACAATCTTCAACTGTTTTTTCCATGCCATGTTTTTTTAAATGCTTCTCTATATGTATACACATACTATCTTCTGTCCCAGGCCAACTGTTTTTATGATAATGACATAAGTACTTACACTTGAAATTTGTTCTAGTTGAGTCTACTGGTTTGGGTTTAACATTATTTCTAATTTCCGTTACTCTTTCCTTGAGCATTTCCAGAAAACGCTTTTCATCTTCTGGACCAAAGCATAAACTAAATGGTGCTGGATCTACATCGCCGTCTTTATTCTTGTAAAAGAAAATGCTCATAATCCTATTCGGAAACTCTGGATATAATTTGGAAATAGCATAAAAGTAAAGCAATAGTTGTGCGTCATTTTCCAATTTCTTGTAGTCTTTTTCTTCTCCAGTAGCCCAATCCATCCTTCTTCCAGTTTTCCAATCTATGACTTCTATTGTATCATCATTTATCAAAGTTACAAGGTCTATTGTTCCCTTAATCGCAAGTCTTCCTTGAATCATCTTTCCATTGATTTCATACTCAAACTTTGCCCAATCTTCTTCAATTGGAATGTCAAAGTGTGGTTCTGGGTGATGAATGTTTCTAAGTCTTGGATCAAACATTCCATCAGAATGTTTTAAAAATGTCCAAACTGTATTGGAAACATCTTCCTTGTCTGACCTATAAAATTTGTGATGTGATTTATCAGCGTAGGCTTCTATGCTCATTGCAATCAATTCGTCTACTATTTTAGTTGTCATTAATGATTTTTTAGGAAATTTAACTTCTCCCAAAGCATCGTCATTAACTATTAAAATTCTCGCCCTTGAATTATCCTGTTGATACTTTTTAAGTCCAGCTAGAACTTCCATTACTTTATGAGCCATTGTTCCAAGTTCAGCTTTCTTTCCGCTTTTTGATTGGTGGCCCAAAACATAGGTTATGAAATATTGCATTTCACAATATGAATAATTGTTATAAGACGAACTTCTTACATATGTTACTATCATAGTTATATCCAAATCTTTCTATTTTCTTCTATTTTTGAGCAAAATTCTTCTATAGAAAGATTACTGTTATCTATTACTATGTCAAATTTTGACCAGTCAAAATTGTTTTGGTCTAAGGATGTTTCACACTTGTGAGAATCGTCAAAAATATTTCTTGTTAGTCTTATGTTTATGCCTCCCGCATTTTTTATAGCCTCTACCTCATTTGGAAATCTTACATCAGCAATGATTGATACTTCAGAATCCTCTGAAATTATTCTTTTTAACGTATTGCTTACCCATGCATCATCTTTAAACTTTCTGATAACATTTGTCCCAAAGTGTTGCATAAATTCTCTGGCAGTCATTTTGCCCTTCTTTTTACTATATGGCATACTTTCCCAAAGTATATCAACTAGGGTGTTTTTATCATCATCACTTCCATATACTTGATCATATTTCAAGTTGAATAGGCTTATGCAGATATCCTTTAAGTAATCAGCAAAACTATAAACTTTTACATAGGGCCATAAATCAAGCTCTGCATATTCAATAAATGACACATCTTTTCTTGTAACATCTAAGATTCCATATCCAGATTTACCATCGTGATCTGTAGTCTTCACAACCAATTTGCCATTTTCATTGATGAAAAAATCTTGTATCATATCACGAGATTTTAGTATGCTACCATTTACATAATTTGCAAACGTATTTTTACCAGATTGTTTTCTTCCAGATATACCTATAATTTTTCCCATTAATATGTGCCCTTTAAGTTTTCTAGTATTTTCTTAATGTCTTTTACTTTCATCTCGCCAATATCCTTAGTTGTTATTCTTGGAAATGTAAGTCTATACATTCTATTAAACTGTCTTTTGATTTGCGTTTTTGACTCTCGTCCCGCTTGATCATTATCTGTTAAGACTATAATGTGCGTTATGGGTAATTTATTTATTTTGTCTTCCTGTTGTTTGGTTATAGTTTTGCCAAATATACTCATAACGTTTTCTACTCCAGCCTCATAAAGTCTCCAAACGTCTCCCTGTCCTTCAACTATGTATAAACAATTGGTTCTCTCAACATGTTTAACTGCCCTGTGGTAATTATAAAGGCAATATCTTTTGTCAAACCCTTTTGGATAGAATAAGAATTTTGGATTGATATATTCTTTAGTTGATCTGCCTATCAGTCCGATTACGTTTTCTCCAGAATCATCATGTATTGGTATTATGGATCTATTATGTAATACCCCTCTTGAGCAACAGTCGCCAACACCAAAATGTTGTAGTGTTTTAGATTTGAAATTTCTTGATAGGAAATATTCTGATGGATACGATATCTCAAAGTCAAACTCTACTGTTTTATGTTCTACGATGTCTTGTTTTTCATTTAATATTTTTACGACGTTGAGAAATACATCTTCTTCATATTTTACAGGAGTTTTAGTACACTTTACATCATTCCTAATGTTTAGCAGTTTACAAGACCATGCTAGTACATCTGAAAACGTTTTTTCTTTATGGCTACGTGATGACAATACTCCAGATATTAAACCAAAAATATCATTTCTGTAATGTTGCTGACATTCTCTAGTCCAACATTTCCACATACCCTTGTCTATTGAAAATGAAACCGCTCTAGGATTATCACTACCTTCATGAATGGGACATTGGCAATAAATATTGTCGCCAAGTATTTCATACTCTATTTTAAGCTCCTTAAACACAAGTTCAGCATTTTCATTAAGCTTCTTCTTGATAGTCTTCAATTCCATTTTTTATTTTTTCCATAGCTTCTTCATTGACAAGTCCAGTATCACCTATTGGTTGATTTTTTATTTGATTTCTTGTTCTTAGTTCTGTAAGTTTTGCGTGTGATCCATCCATTACCATGTTAATATAGTCTCCATCGTCCATGCCAGCACCATGACGAGAAACGATTGGAACAAGTTTTCTATTGCCAGCATTTGGCCCATCTTCTGCAAGTTCTTCTGGTGACTTTATTTTAAAAATAGAGAACGAAGTACATAGCCAAATAAGTCTATCTGATCCAGAAACTGCATCGGTACTTTCTTTAGTTATACCATCTCTATTTAATTGCACAAATGATAAACACGGTATGTCAAGTTTTACGCATAAATTGTGCAAGGAAGTAATCTGGAAACCCAGTGCTTGATATTCCTGAATATTATTTGTAATAGACGATGACGACATAAGTTTGAGATAATCATATATAATAAGACAGTCATTTGTTTTCCCATATTCATCATTTTTAATTTCTTGAACAACCCATCTCTTGATTAAATTAAGTATTTGATCAAAAGGTTTTCCAGCCACACTTACGTAACTGTATGGTATTTTAGAGAGTTGTTTTACTGCGTCTATAACCTGTTCATTTTTATCTGGATCATCTACAAACTTTCCAGTAGCAATTTCATTAATTGGAACTCCACTAATATTTGCTAAAAGTCTATTAAGATGATCTTCTTTTGACATCTCTGTATCTAATACAAGTACAGGTGTGCCTCTTGAAGACACATTCAAAGCCACGTTGTCAGCAAAAACAGACTTGCCAACCTTTGGCCTTGCTGATACTAAGTCAACACATTTTCTTCTTAATCCTCCACCTATAGCTTCGTCGTAACTTCTAAAACCTGTTGGTATACCTATGATGTCGCATTTATTTTCGGATAAAAAGGTTACATAATCATCAACACCTTCGCCAATCTTTTCTGGTAAATCTCCACCATCATCTTCACGTAGAAAATCTGTAACTGGATTTTCAAGTATTTGTAGAATTTCATTGATTGACTCGCTTCCTTTTACATCGTCTATATCCTTACTTATTTTCGCAGTTAGTTTTTTAATCTTTCTGGCAAATTCAAACTTCTTGATCTGTGCAGCAAAGCTAAGAATATTATCTTGATTGATTGGGAAATCAAACAAAGATTTTATATACTTCAATTCCTGTGGAGTATTTACTGTTTCCGAAAAACCAAGATGTTCAGCAGCAGATAGTACCGAAGCAATGTCAACACTTTGCTCGTTATCTATTATTCTTGTGATACACTTGTATATAATCTGATTATTTGAATTATCAAATGTTTCACTAGTAATAAGATCCGATACAAGTATATAGCCGTCTATGCCGTATTGCAACAATCCAGCTAAAACCGCTCTTTCTGCACCGACATCACTTAGTTCTGACATTTACTACCTCTTACTACCACACCTATTACATCTATAGTATTCTCCAAAAACAAAACGACTATCTATTTTAAATGATTTACCACAAGAAGAACACTCAACATCAACTTTTCTTGGTGGTGGCCTCTTTCTTGGTGTTCTTTCAACATCTGGCGTTTCAATGTCTCTGAACTCTCCCGTATCTTCCCAACGGTTTTCTCTGGCTCTCACTGGTTCTCTCCTTCTATTTGTTTGACTTTTAATTGATTCTTGTTTAGTTTCCGCAATGAAATTTTCTGATATATTTTTTTTTGTTTGCTTATTTACTTTCTCTGGAACTAGCTTATTAGATATACTATCTTTGTCGGACAATGCGTCTAGTAAAGCCTTCCTCTGCTCATCACTCAGTGTTTTTACAAAATCTTCCATACTCATGATCGTTTACCTTTCTCTAGGAGAATATCCGCTTTTCTCTTTAATTCATATGATTTTCCCTCTAAGGACTGAAGTCTACTTTCAGCAACAAGTCTCATCTGTTCTAATTTGGCGGCGTAACTATTTTCTTTAGATAGAATGTGTTTTTTAGATTCATGCTTTGTGTATTGTCCAAACATGTCGCCGTGTTGTGCGATAAGTCTTTCCATGTTTTCATTGCACCAAATTAAAGCTATTTTATTTCTGTTTACTTCATCTTGAATGTAAGAAGAATATCCGTAAAGTGAATATCCTGCATCAAAAATTTCTTGTTGTGTCATTTTCTTCAATTGGTCTTGATCCATGTCAGCTAACAGCAAAAACTCTTCTTTGAATGAAGCAAATCTTGTATTCGTCTCATTAAGATATGAGTCAATGGATTCAATGTGTTGTTTTAGATCTTCAGATGCCGACAATTTGTTTTCTCCAATCTTCTTTGTTGTCAGAATATTTAAGAGTTGTTAGTCTGACGTTATTCAATCTACACCACTCTATTTTATCTTCATCTTTTGCTTTTGCAAGAATAAAATCTGCCTTGCTTTTATGAAAGAAGGGATTATATTCATAATGTTGCTGACCATGAACCTCAAATGCTCTTTTAATTTGTGGAATATAGAAGTCAAGATATAAGACACCCTTTCTGTGCAGGGCTGTGCTGCCTGGAAGTTTTACTTCCTCAAGAACCCTGTAGCTATGAAATATTTCAGACAATAATTCTCTAGCTCTAAGATGGTATTTTGACCTCGCCCTGTTACTGTCTTTTTTTACGTCGTAAGGTATAAGATTCCACACATACTCTTTACCATTAATGCCAGTTACTTTCATTAGTATAATTCCTTGATCTTCTCATAAATAAATTGTGCTATTTCATTATTCTTATTAAGAAATTCTAAAACATTGTTTGATCCCTGGAACTTAAAAAATCTCTCTATATCTTCCTGCTTGTCTCCAACGTTATTATCGGCAAGAATTTTCGCTATCACTGGATGCTGTGGCTCATCAACAGCACACGCTATTGTATACCAAGCTCCAGCAGTTTTAATGAGTCTGAATTCACATGCTATCTGTACAACTTCTTGCACCTCGTCTATTCCAACTCCATATCTAATCCAACTTTCAGCAGTGCTATTTGGTCTTCCACCAGCGTTTGAAGTCTTAACCACCCAGTTTGCAATCTGACCAACGTGTGGCCCAGAATCTTTTGGAACTTGCCATTTGCCACGATGAGTGATAATCATATTTGTTCCAGCTTGATACTGTAACATGTTGCCACAATCTGCCATCTTGGAGGGTGCGTATGGAGATCCTCCAGTATTGGCTATATTGTGAGTTATGCATAAGAGCAAAACCCTGTTCTTCATTAGTGTCCCACTAATCCTTTTAAAAAACATTGAAAGGAGTCGCGGAAGTGCGTTACGTACACCAGTTCTAACTTCGCCTTCTAGTTCACAAGCGGGAACCATATTTGATAGAGAGTCGGTAATAATCAAGCAACCTGGATCATTATTTATATAGTACTCTACAATATTTAGGAAGTCTTCTGCGGACAGTATTCTATCATCCGTTGACTGAATAACTATAATCTTGTCTGGATCAAGACCCTTGATTCCTGTAAAATTTTGTTCGTTCATTCTGCCTTCTGTATCAATGTATATAACACGCTTTCCTTTTGCTTGACACTTGGAAGCAAAGTGTAGTGCAGTTGTCGTTTTTCCACTTTTAGGATCGCCCGTCATAACCACGACTGAACCCTCTCGTAATCCACCACCCAAAGCAATATCAACTGCTGGGGAAACTCCTATAACTTCTAAATTATTAATACTGTCTAGGACTTCTTTTCCACTGCGGACAACATCCCCGTATTTGCTAACAATTGAACTGCTCACAACGTCATCATTAAATTTGCTTGATGAAATCTTTTTCTTGCTCATATATCCCTCAATTTATTAAACATAGACTTATTTTTCATAACAGACTGAGTTCTTCTTGTTTGAACTTCTTTTACTTCCTCAACTATGTCAAGATTAACTTGCTGTGGTTTTTCAGATACTTCACTCTCATGATACATTGCAATGACCTTTTCTGCAAGCGGATTTATTTTCCACCCACGACCATTCTGAATTCCAATTACTAGAAGTCTATCAAAATCTTTGGATTTTATTGCTTTGAGTATAGTTTCTTCACTATAGTTTTTCTTCAAAGCTCTAGCAGCATTAAACTGCTTCATCCACAACCAATGATTTGGATCGCCCTTAGTCCAAAATTTATATGATGGTCTAGGTAACTTCATCTTTTCCGCTCTACGTAGTACTAAGTATTCAGCTACGTATGCCTCAAAAGTGCAATATTCACCAGTATGGATATGCTTATACTTATGAGTTTCCGACCACTCTTTTTGATAAGGCTTATTGAATAGGGACGGTTTTTGCTTTGCCATGATATACAATAGCTTCCTCAAAACAGCTCTCAATATTATCTTCGTACACTTGTTCTTCAATTAATTCTGGAGTCAATATCATCGTCTTATGTACCTTGGAACCTATAACTTTTCCGATTGTGAAACACTGTTTTGTTTTAGATCCAAATTCTCCTTTTGCAGACCTCACCAAGTATACACCATCAGACTCACTTATGTCAATACCAATTGAATTGGATTTATATCGTAGAATTATTTCTTCTATGTTAACATTATTTTTATCAACGTATGTTTGGAAGGAGTACCAATCTTTAAAATCTCTTAGGTAAATTTCTTTACCATTAGATGTTTTGATTGCTATCCATATTTTTTTTCTTTCCTCATGAGAAGAAGAGGAGTATATTTTCCGCCAGTTTTCAAACCCAAAAATATAATCACTAATCATTTTTGATCTTTGTTACGCAATTTTTAGATAATGTTTTTCCAGGCTTTCTTTTTGAGTCGCTCATGGTGGATGCATTTTCTGTCATAGTTACAACTCCTGGCCTTCTAGCCATTTGTTCACCAATTGTACTGCCAGTGGGCTTGCCATTTTTAACATACTTCTTAATATGATTTTCAACTGCCGCTTTTGGCCTATTTAGATCTGAGGCCATTTCCGAGGCACTTATAGTTAGATAGTGATTCTCAATGTAAAACTTTTCAACTTTCCCCAATGGTCCCTTTTTAAGCATTGATAAAACTCCTGTTCGTCCTAGTTAGATAAAGGCTGTTTCTAGTTTTTAGATATAGAATGTAATAGTAAAGCGAATCTTTATTTGAAGTTTTTAGTTCTATCCTCAAATTTCTTCCCTCCCTGTGGCTATCAATACCATATGGGTCATAGGGTGTATTATTATACGTCATAATGAAATACTTTCTTTGAGTCCCACCGTTTTCAAGAGTTGTTGTTATCTCTCTCGCAAAAACTTTTTCATTATTGTTCGCTATATCGCCATTCTTGTTGTAAACCTTTTCACTCTTATTAGTGTTTGTTTCTCTAGCTATTGTTTCAACGTATTTCATTTTTCACCTGTTATTATGTACCTTGTTTTTTGTTCTTTTGTCATTTTGTTGATTTCTTTTTTATTAGCACTTCCAGCGTATGAGAAAGCGGAAGCATTCTCCCGCTCTCTCTTTGCGCTTGACTGGGATTCAATTTCAGAACGTTTATAGCTTCCTAGTTTTTTCCAATTACTATCCGCTGCCTGTCCTATAGTTTTAACATCCTTAACGAAATGACCTAAACCACCATATATTACTCTTGATAGTCCATTCTCTCCACAGTTTGGACATTCCTTTAGTGGTTCATCCTTTATTGATTGATATACATCTATCATTTTATAGTTGCATATCTCACATCCATAGTCATATAGCATATTAATTTTCCAAAGCGTTTAGAATTGACCTCAAGATACCGTTTCTCTGTATGTCATGATACTCTAATCTACAGATTCCAACACCCTCCATGTTGTCTAGTTTTTCAAGACAATAAGCTAGCCCACTCTTGTTGAACAAATCTGTTTGTTGAGTATCCCCGTTGATAATGACTTTAGAATTCTGACCCATCCTTGTTATAAACATTTTTATTTGTTCCAGGGTACAGTTTTGAGCTTCATCTAAAATCATATATGAATCATGAAATGTGGAACCTCTCATAGTTTCTAAGGGTTCAAATCTAATTCTTCTTTGATTGTAAAAATGACCGAAATAGTCTCTACCCAAAAAGAACTTTAGATTTTCTTCCATTGGTTGTAGATAAGGTTTAATTTTATCACTTAACTCCCCAGGTAATGAGCCTATATCTTTGCCGGTACAAACCAGGGGTCTAGTTACTATGATACTATCTATCTTGTCTTTCATTATATGTTCTGAAGCTAGGCCAGCAGCGATGAAAGATTTGCCAGTTCCAGAAGGTCCAGTACAAAAGATAATGTCATCTTCTATAATTGATCTTAGATACTTTTTTTGATTTTCTGTTTTAGCTTCTAATTGATTAGGTTTGCTTACTTGTTTTTTGTTTTTCTTGTTGCTGTCTAACTTGCGATGTTGTGTCATTAAGTTCTCCGTTATGATATAGAGATGTTTTGTTGTACCACCAATCTATAGACTTAATAGCATTTTCAAATGATTTTAAATCTAATGATTGTTTGAAGGAATTAATCCCAAAAATACACCAAACTACATTCCCCTTCACATAACCTAACTTTGGATCAACCCTATCTAAAGATGGCCCATTCCAAGATTGAAAACCGTCTTGTTTCATAGAATTATTCATTTCTATGTTAGAATAAAAACAACGA